TGTAAGTATTGAGTAAGTCCTACACCAATAATGTTTAAATCATTATCTACTACCGCCCAACACTGAACATATTCATTGAGGATCTTCTTAAGGTAGTCCGTAAGTGTTGATTCTCCTTGACCGTGTTCGATTACTTTATTTAAGTAACCTGATATAATAGACCAATGCTGAACTGTTTGGTCGGGGGTTAGTAAAATTATTTTCATATGATTTATTATGGTGGTGTAGGAAATACTACGTTAAAAGGATATCCTGACTGTTGTGGTATATCACGAAGTTCCTGACGATATACTGCCCAAGCTTCCTGTTGTTGTTGTGTAAGAGGTCCATTAGGTAATTGAGTCCAGTCAGAAAGGTAAAGTAAATTACTTCTTTTTGGTAATACATCTTTAATAGCAAGATTACTATCTAATACCCATTCCTTAGTATTAAAGTTAAATACATAATATTTACCTTCTGGTTTAAGAGATATAAAAATTGGCTTTTTATTTTCAATATAATAAAAATCGTGACTGTATGAACCTTCAATATAATCTTGTGACTCAGGTATTTGTTGTTGAGAAATATTATTACAAAACAAATTATTAACAATTTCGCCTGTATCTTTTTTATAAACAGTATAATTCATCGTTTGAGTTCCGTTACTGAAATAAATGGATTAGCACAACCAGCATTATTATATTCCGATGGGCTAACATTACCTTGCAAATAATAAGTGTATGTCCCCGCAGCAATAGTTTCTGCAAAAGACATACCAGCATCTGTTTGACCATAAATACCTAAACCAACAGGTAAAGGTTTATTAATTAATACTGTTGAGTCTCTTACTAACCTAAAGAAAGGGGATGAAAAACCAGACTCAAAACTTGTTCCTGCAATTTGGCTACCTTGCGTGCTAACTAAGACAGGATTACCAGTAGTAGTAATAGTTACGCTAACTAAATTAGTCCAAGTGTCTTGTGGTAAAGATACTACATTAGAATTATAAGAATAAACAACATTAGTAACAGCATTAGCATTAATATTACTTGTACCAACGACATTACCATTTAATGTCATTTGAGAGCCATTAAAAGAAATATTAGTAGTAGGATTACCTAAAGCAAAAGTACCATCTGCATTAACAACAGCACCAGAACCCGTCATTGATGTTCCAAATACTACTGGTGAGCTACCTACTTGTAGATAGTTAGTCCATATAGTGTCTGCTGCAATCTTAGTTGCATCAATAGTTCCTGCACCAATATTGTTTGCTGTTAGCACACCAATTTGAGCAGTGCCAATAGCAGCACCATCAATATAAGTAGACACATTACCTGAAGTAATTTGGCTAAGATAAGCAAAGCCACCAGCACCTAGTGTTCCTAAAGAAACATTACTATTTAAAATACCAGCAGGTGCGTTAGATAAGTCTGTCTTAACAGCGCCTAATCCAACAGCAGAAACAGCTCCTGCACCCGCACCTGATAAGGTACCATCAGCATTAATAGATATATTACCATTAAGCCAATTACTTGAGGCTACTACTTTTGAATAATCTAAATTAGTACCTGAAGACAAAATAATATTACCAGAATTATCTCTTACAGTAAGTCCTCTGGTTAATACATTGTCAGCCTTCATTATGTTAGCAACCATTTTGTCAGCGGTAATTGTTTCTTCAACAATCAAGCTTCCAGTAATGTATGTTGTGAACAATACCCATGATGTAACAAATTTGTATACTGTGGCATTGTTATAATCATTATAGCTAACAGTTACTATATCTCCTGCAACAGGATTTCTTCCAATTACAGCATTAACTTCTGTATTAGTTGGAGCGCTACTATCATTAGCAACACGAGTAACAACAAAGGTAGCAGAACCAGCAGAGCCTGTAGCTCCCTGAGTTCCATTAGTTCCATTGTAAGCAATACCTCTTATAGGATAACTTACATTTGTCCAGTCCAATGTAGATGTTGTAGCAGTAGCTACTTCATTAAGAGGAATAGTAATACTCCACAGATAATATCCTGGAGTAGTCTCACTTGGAGCAGATGAATACCAGTCAGTAGGTGGTGTGAATGATCCTGAAGACCATGTATATGTAGATGTTGTTGAGGGTCTGGCAGGAGGAGTTGATGAGCTTGTCCAACGATATATTGTTGGAAATGCGGACATAACACCATTAGCACCAGTCTGACCTGTAGCACCATCATAGACTACAGGCATACTAACAGCTTTAATAATAGGACTTGCTAAGTTAGAACCACCAACAGTTAATGTAACATCTACTTTAGTTGAGGCAGACAGTGGAGTCACAACAACACTAGAAGCAGAAGATGTAGATGGTGTAGCACCAGTAATAACCCATGCGTATGTTGGGCTAGTAACATTGTTTGTTATAGCCGTTAATGTAGTATTAGCTGGAGTAAATACCCCACCAGTATTCTTAACAAAAGAAGTATAACCAGATACATCTATAGAAGGTCCATCAAGACCTGCTGCTCCGGGATCTGCAAACACTAATTGTAGTGTAGCAACACTTGCTTGTGATACTGTTCCTGTACTATTTTTAAATCTAATTGGTACAGTAATAGTTGCTGGGCTACCTGACATTGCCGTTGGGTTACCCCATAATGCGGCAACACCTGACGCTGTTGGATTATTAAATGTAACGTTACTATAACTTATATCACCAAAGCCTGAGGAAGAACTATTGCCTATCCTCCAAGTGTTGTTAACAAAAGCAACATCAGCGTCTGTTTGTGAAGCAACAAATTGAACTAACACATTTGCATTAGAAGCATAAAGCTTAGGTGCTATGTTTGAAAGTACAGGAGTTAAAGGGTTTCCTGTTCTTGGCACCTGCATAATAGCAGGAGAAAAGAAAGAAGCAAAAGAATCAACAACAGTAATAGCACTACCTGAAGTAACAAGGTCTGCATCAATAGATGTACCCGGATCTAATACCCAACCAGTTGCTGGTAAAGAAGTTGATACAACAAAGTTTACCTTACGACCACCTACTGCTTGATACCATAAATATTTTGTAACACCAAATCCACCAGTAACTTGATACCAAGTGTATGATGCAGGATTACTTGTTTCACTAGACAAGTCTGAATTACAAATACCATAATAAGATTTGTTAGTAGGAGAGTCTGAGATGTTTGTTCCAACATTGTCATCAGCATACTTAACAGCTAAGTATCTATAAATATATCCAACAATATTTCCAGCATTATCACTGATAATACCTGTACTACTGTTAGCTGATAAGCCAGCAGCATCCGAAGACGTTCCTTCAAGAATAAGTTGTGAAAGAAAAGCATCAAGCTCTTTGTCACCTGTAATAGGTGGATTAAACATATTACCTCCGATCAGCAGGTTTAGCGTCAAGAGCCATCATAGCTAAACGCCAATAATCATTTGCAGTAATTCTGTAATTAATAACACGACCATTAACTTTTGGATCAACTTTGTAGCCTTGAGATTTTTCGTTATTAGGTAAAAAAGTAAAGGTATCTTTTAAATCAGGATCATCAACAGATAAATCAACATCTTTAACATAATTGTTTTGACCAACAACCCTAATAGTAATATTAGAATCAATAGGTACTGTATCAAACATAGGATACAAAGCTGTAATTAAAGAACTACCTGTTACATCACCTGTATTAAGTTTCTTTTTCTCAACATAAGATGTATAAGAAGCTAATGCTGTACCATTCCACATTTGGTATCCGCTAGATTCAACAAGTGTTTGTGTTGTTGTAGTAGTAAAATAAACTACTTCTTTACCATACTGGAATGTACTAGATACGTTAGCAGGACCAAAGAATGAATACGTCATATTAGTAGCTTGACGCTTAGACCATGTATTGTTTTTGTAATTATATATTAATACTTCATTACATACTGTAGAAGATCCTTTAGGATAATTAATCCAAATCTCTTTATAGAAAGCATGTCTTGTTACATGTACTTTATCAATATAATTTTTATTAAGGTTATTAAAGAAATACTTTTTAATTCTAAAGTCAGCAATAGAGTCTATTTGACCTGAACCATTGTGAATATAAATATCATTACGATCAACAACAAAGTGTTTACCATCGAATTCACATACACAGTCTACTGATAATATACCATAAGACTTACTATAAGGTACAACTCGTGTACCATTAACTCCAATAGACAATATACTAATACTGTCTGAGGAATATATAAACATATTACCTCTTAACTCAGCCATATCTAAGATAGGTGAAGTAGAGTTAATTTCAAATTCATCAGCGGTGTCTGTTGTTGTTCCCGGTTGCCATATACTAGGTATTGCACCTGTAGCAGCCTGAACAGACACTCTAACTGTACTTGGAGCATAAGTAGTTGTACCTGTATTACTATCTAAAATAGTCAGGTTAGCTGCAACAAGTGAGTAGTTAAGAGATCTAACTACTTTAGCGGTAACAGTTAAGTTACCTAAATAATTCCAATTAGGAAGTGGGAGAAATGCTGATCCAGCATTGATGTCTCCATATAAACAATATAATGGGGTTGATTTTCCATTGTTAATAACAATAGCATAACCACCATTAAATAAAGTACCTTGCCAATCACTATCAGTATACAATGCACTACCACTAGACAACATAGATGAGCTATTACCAGCAGCATCAATCCTTACAATGTTACCATCCTTGGCAAAGATATTATAACCCTGGTCAGGTCGTCTCCAATGAATGCCATAGTCAGCAGCAATAGAAAGATTTTTGTATAGTGATTCTCCTGTAATTGTTGATACAGATTCATCATCAAATCGTACATTAAGTACATCTGTGAAAGTATTTATTGGTACAATCATAGGTGGTATGTCTGTGTTAAGACCACCCTTACCTAGATTTTCTATTGGTGTTGCCATGGGATATCCTTTTTATTACTAATAGGTACCGATTAAGTTTTATGATATTCTTCTTCGGTTAAAAGACCATTTTTATATTTGTTCTCTGGTCTAAATATAGTTAATTTTTGACCACGCATTTCAGGTGCAAAAGAGATATGAGTCCAACGACCATACTCATGGATCATTTGATCAAACTTAATACCTGCGGCTTCAATAGCTTTACATACAGCAAGAGGGTTACCATATGACGAAGTAAAGTCAATAGCCCATCCGTCCATATGTGACGATACTCGTGAACCACCTACAGCTACATTAACTTCAGGTAGTCTTAACCAAGAGTTAACACTAATAGGTTTACCAAGAGCAGCTCTAACTTGTTGCATACCTTCAGCCGCCTTCTTCATATTCTCAAGTTGACGTTCATCGGGTTGATTGTTAATACCCATTCGAACAGCTGTGTCTGAGTGTGTAGCTTCTTCTAATGTAAAGTTTTCACTTAGCTTTGTCATTTCTTAACCCTGTCTGCAATCTTTTCCATTGTACGACCACCAAAGTAAAAGGACATAACTAGCATACCCCATTGACCCAGTAGTTCAACGTATGCTCCACGAGTTTCATACTCGAATATTGAGGCAATAGCAAAGCCTGAGTAGGCTACTAAAAGGAAAACTAAAGTTAATGGACGTATATTTTTAGACATCCATGAGTCACTCACCATATCTGCTTGCATACGCTGAGTTAAATTATTCTGTTCTGTTTCATAAAGTTTAGTTTCATTAGCCATCTTAGCTAACTCACCATCTTGAGCCATCT